GTTAAATTGATTGAACCTCTTTATTGGTATTAAATTCATTAAGAATTGTTTGTAAACAATTTGGTTGAATTATCAAGTCGTTGTTAGGTCCAATTATAAATTCTGATTCGCACTTTTCTAGTGCAATATTATAAAATTTATTGTAGTTAAATTGTTCATTTGGTTTTATTACTTCAACTTTTTGTTGTTCGTAATTTTGTTCAAATTGAGAGTTAGTTTCAACAACATATATCTTGTTAATAAGATCGTTGGCTGTATGGATATAAGAATCAACACACGTTTTGGTAGTGTTAAAAGTTTGTTCATCGACCGCCAACGACAAAATAATTACATCAAATTTATTAATCAAATTGTTCATATAAAAAAGCTTCTAATGGCTTAATAACATCATACTGATGCAGTACATATGGTTGTTTTTGGTTAATATATATTTTATTTTTTTCTAGAATCGTGTCGGCATTTTCGAAGTGAGCAAGATTTGCAATTTCTAATGCATTTAAAATATTGTATCGAGCTCGATCAAAATAAACTACTTTGTTTAAAGAGGCTTGATCAATATTTTGATAATTTCCTACTCTTGAGATAATTTGCGTCATGTCTGCACACATTTCTTTAAGTAGTGCTGTAGTAGATGTTAAATTTCCAAAAATACTTCCTCCGTTAAGAATTTCATATTTCTTAAGAAGGTTATAAATATCTGCGTTATAACAAAGATTAATCCAAGTAGTATTTGTTTGACATTTTGATATCAAATAATTTTCGCTTGTCACGTAAGGTTTTTTGTTTGTTATTAATTCAAATAAATTTTTTTGGAAAAATATATCAGTAAAGTCACACAGATATACATTGGTGCTAGTGCAATAATGTTTACAATACAAATAAAAGAAAATAACCTTTAACGTATAAGGAGAAATACTAATTTGTACGTTGTGGTTTTTAGCAAGATCATCAGCATTTACTATATTGACTCCATTTTGATTTAAAAATTGAATTAATTCATAATCCATTTGCGAACAGATAATTGTTAATTTATCGCAAAATTGCTTAGCACTCTTCACAAACACTTTAATGCCAGAATTTAACTTATAACCTTTTCCAAATGTAATGATTTCGTTCATTTGTTTTTCTTTAATCGTTTTAAAATTTCTATAACTTGTTCTTCAGTATGTAAAGGAGGTTGGTTTGGATAGTAACCATGCTTGGTTTTGTAAATTTCTCTACCAGCCATTACTTTTTTCATCCACTCAGATTTGTCTTTAGCAATCGACGAATTTTCAATTGCTCCAGGTGCTTCTGTAATTAGCTCGTGACTATCAGCTAAGTCAGCAAACCACCAAAACGGAGGATGATATCCTGCTTTAATAATATAATTTGTACTAGATACATGCTCCCAGCAATTATCAAAATCTTCACACATGTAACCCAAACCTTTTTCCAACAAAGTTCGAGTAAAAAACGAAAACATAGCAACCGTGTGTTCGTACAAAGCTATTTTGCATGTTTTATAATCAACGATAAGCTTAGGGTTTGGCTCTGTATTGCTATCCAAAAGATGTCGATTATGTAAATCAGGATTATTAATTGTTTGTTTGCGATTAAACGGAGATCCTGGACCATAGTTGAAATGATGAATTCCGCTAACCTTATATGCTTCTACATATTTTTCAAAAATTGTCTTGTCTTTGACAAGCATATCATCTTCGATAATAAAAATATAATCACAGCCTTTGTCAAATAAATGTCTCATCGCTTTGTTTTTTGACTTTGCTACACCTAAATTTATTTCGTTGTTGATCAAATTGCCAAACGGTAAAGGGAAATTTGTAATTGGCCTTCCATCATTAACAACAACGAATTCATCGATGGTGTCGCAACAAGGTTCCAAACTTTTTAAAAGACCTCGCAAGTAGGGCAATCTCTCACACGTAATAACTCCTACACCAATGCGTCCTTTATAGCTCATATTTAATATAAATATATAAAAGAAATTGTATAAAAGTCAACAAATTAGTGTGTTCTAATGTGTGTAATAATAGTTGGTCTCACGACATTGGGTTTGGTTTTGAACCTAAATGTAAGTTATTACTCATGAGATGTTTGACATAATTTATACAACTCTAAACATTTATCAAGTACTTCTTTTTTAGTAGCTCTAGTATCAACATGATCTATAAATTCATGAAAAGCTGTTTCAATATCGATAGATAACTTTTTAACGTCTTTAGTATCAATTTGCGCAGTATCTAAAATATTAAACTCAGTTCTGAATTGCAATGGTCCGTATTGAGTTAATTTAGATATCAGCAAATCAAGAGTTAATGTATCAATTTTAATATCAACATATACACTAATAATATTGCCTTTAATAAGAGTCGGTAAATCTTGATATTTTTTTTGAACTAGCTCAGAGATTTTTAATCGAAAATGCTTTGGAGTAACGTTGTTTTCGACAAATTCAAATTTAGTTAAATCATCAAAGTTAATGATGGTGACTCCTTTTTGTTGATCTCGATCTCCGAAATCCATTTCATACGGAGAACCTAAATACATTACGTATTTGTTGCCTTCGTAATTTCTAGTTTCTTTGTAGTGAAAATGCCCAGTCACTACAGCATTTGCTTTTTCTAAAAGATCCGTCGATGAATCACCATGATCACAAATTTTTGTAGCATTCATTTTAAAGTTAGCAATTTCAAAATGACCAACTAACATATCAACTTTCTCGAGGTCTTTTACAATTGTTTTCCAAGGACAAAAAGTAACAAGTTTATCACTAACTTGTATAGTAGTTGGGTTAGTATAAACATGAATGTTGTTTTGTTCAAGAATTTCTACGGAATTAACTTCAACTGTTGATGATAAAAATGCGTCGTGATTACCGGGAACAATATGAATTTGATAATCCTTCAGTATATTAAAAAATTTTTTGGCAGTGTGAAGAGTGTTAACACCGATTTCATGTCGATCGTGAAATACATCACCAGCAAAAAATATTGTATCAAGCTTTTGGTTTTTCATTACTACGGTAATCCACTCAGCAAGATCTAAACAAATTTTGTGCCAAGTTTGAGAATTTTGATGAACCCCCAAATGTAAATCTGAGAAAAAAAGAACTTTGTTGTTTTTAGGATTAACCTTCATAGTGACCGTTTTGCGTATAGTCATCACTGGAGACGTTGTGCGTATTTTTTCTGGAAGGAATATAACCACTACAAACGTGGCTTTCGTATACTTCTTCTTGATAACGTTTGAGTGTCTCAAAATCTTTTTTATTCTTCTTAATACAATTCTGAAAAGCATGATATGCAACTTTAGTAAAATACGAAAACGGATTATATCCAGAATTGCACTTAAAGCGTTTACGTCTTAAGGCTGTCATCATTTTAACGATCGCATCTCCCTGCATTTCGGTTTTAAAACTATATGAATAAAAGTTGCGTGCAAGACCTAACCGCACCGCAATCATCTGAATCATCTCAGCAAGACGTTCAGAAATAACGTCATCATTTGATGAATAGTATTGTTCTATTAAAGCTTCCATTTCAGCCGGATCAATGTATACATCCTTTAATTCTTCTTTTGTCCTTCGAATTCTTTTTTGTGGTATGGCGGTATTCATAAGTAAAAGTACATTATATGTATATTGTATTATTTTTCAACAAGCTTGGAAGAAATTAAAGGAATATTTTCTGTTTCATACAAACGTTTTCTTTCCTCAAAATGCATATAACCGTATTTCAAACATACATCTGCTATGTCGAAAATGGTAGCCATTTGTTTGGTGTGATGTAAACGCAAACTTCTTCCAATTGATTGAATAATTTTGATACGAGCTTTTCCTATAGATGCAAAAATAATATTATGCAAATTTTTAATGGAAATGCCGGTAGAAAATATTTTTGAAATAGCAATACAAACAACACCAGACGTTTCTTCCATTAGGGATCTCATTTTTTCTCGCTCTTCTACCTCAACAGAACCTTTAATAAAATATATTTGTTTGTCAGTTTTTGTCTTTAAAAATTCTAATAAATGCTCACCGTGAACGATTCGATCAACAAGAATTAAAGTGTTTGTTTCAAGCTTATTTATGAGTTTTGCTATAACGGAATTTCTGTATTCGTTTGTGTGTAGCCAAATAATTTCTTCTTCGTAACCAGCTGTAGGTTCCAACATTGAAGGTTTTTTAAATAGTGGAATGTTTTTGTAATTTATTTCAAGAGCAACAACTCTTACTTTTGAAATAAAATTATCTTGTCTTAATTCAAGTGACCTTTTATAATAAATTATTGAGCCAAAAATTCTATTAATTGACCATACATCAAATTTGCTTTCTGGTAATGAACCAGTAAATGCGAACCTATGTTGAGCCTTTAGTGATTTAACAAGATTTGAAATTTTATTGGCTGTAGAAATTTTGTGACACTCATCACATATAATAGTCTGAAATCTTTCGAGTATGTCTGTATTTTGTTTTTTTGAAAGTAATATTTGATTATTAGCAACAACAATTTTAGTTGGCGAAAATTTATAATTTCCTGTCCATTTAGAAATTAAACTTTCTGAAATACCATAATCTAAAAAATCCTGATAGGTTTGTTGAACCAATTGAATATCCGGAACAAGTACGAGTACATTATAATTCTTTTCTTTAAGGATTGTTGAAACAATCAAAGCAATTACAAGCGTTTTTCCTGCCGATGTTGGAAGTACAATTATTCCTTTACCTTTTTGTAGAGCTATATTTGCTGACTCTGATTGATAATCTCTAGGAGTTAAATTAAGAGATACGTGATGTTCGGCTATAGGTTTGATGTTGTTTTTTTCAGCAAATTTGGGAGTAACTTTTATTTGCAGTGACGGAAAGTTTATTTTAATTTCATTGCAAATTTCATTAAAAAAAGGAAGGTCAAAATAACCTTTATTAGATATTGCATATTTTCGGACTGGCATATTTCTTCCTGTCCGTTTTTTTAAAAAAACTAAAGCCTTATCTTCAGCTGAAAAATACTCTCTAATTTGATTAAGATATGCAGAAACAATCTTAGGCTTTCTTGCTACAGTGTCAAAATCAAAAATTACTTCCATTATGTTGTTTCTAATGTAATAATTTTTGTAAGATTGTTCATTCCATACTGAGCATCTCTAAAATTAGATTCTACTTTAGTTAGATACTCAACAAGTAATTCATTGTCGACAATTTGATCGTCAATTTTTTGCATTATTTCATGTTTAGAAATAGATTCAGCAATTGTTTTTGGACTTAAGCCAACTGGAGATTCATTTTCTAATTTTATACGAAGGGTTTTTGCAGCTTTTTCTTTAGCTTTTTTTAGTTTATTAATTTGTTGTTTATGGAACATTAAACGTCCAACCCAATAATGTCTAACTGAAGGAAGAGACATCTGTGCATCCTTTATATTCAACTCATGAATTTTAAGAAACTCTTCTATCTTTTGGTAATATTCAACAAACAAATCTTTAGAGGTATTTTCTTCCATTTAATTTATAAACAATAAACCAAAAAAATAAAAAAGCTACTACTTTTCCCCGCCCCTTTATAATATATCTTTATATTCCGGCAATTCAGATCGAAGGAGGGAGGTCCCCCATTATTAGGGAAAACCTCCAATCTTTAATACTCCGTATAAAACGAGTCTCAGTCGGGTGTAACAAGCTTCAAAAAATCTTATGATTAATATGCCCCCTCGGTTGTCCTATAAGGGCTGGCTTGAGCGGTCCTAGCAAAAATGCTAAACAACGGTCACGCAATAGCGCACTTCGAGATGTGTTTTTAATTTATAAATCGCTGATCCTGTTTGTTTATCTCACTACTGAGACCTGCTATGACGCTTTGGCTGGAGCTAACAGCGATGTAGTTAATGTCGTTTACTTAGTATAATTGTCAACTATTTTTCTTAATTACTTTTATGGAATTTCAAAAAATAGTTGAAGAAGTGCTAAGCGAAGATGTAGTTGCTGGAGGTGTTGGTTCAGCTTTTGGACCAAACGTAGGAGCAACAGCTACCGAATTTAGCGGCGATAACTATGCTCCTGGAGATGCTCGCACTCCCAAAAGCTTATTTGGTGGGGTTATCACACGCTCCGGTATGAACAAGCGCAAGAAAAAATCTAAAAACAAAAAGAAATCCAAATAATCTGTCATGGATTTAGGACATTGGCAACTAGATAAAGGATTAGAATACAACCAACAAGCGTTCGGTTTCATTTATGAAATCAGCAACAACGCGTTAACGGAACCTAAAAAATACATTGGCAAAAAACAATGCGTTTCTCGAGTTAAACGAAAACCATTAAAAGGAAAGACAAGAAACCGCATTAACCATAAAGAAAGCGATTGGAAGACCTATACCGGCTCGTCAAAGGAGCTCAACGAAGATATTGCTAAGTACGGCAAGGAAAATTTTACTTTTACTATTTTAGAGTGGTGTAATTCAAAATTTGAGCTAGGATATAAAGAAATAAAGATGCAACTCCTACACGACGTCATTTTGAAAGAATGTTTCTACAATGGCATTGTCAATTGCCGTCTGAGACGTCCACCTAAAAACTTTAAATTGTGATCAAAACATTTCCAAAATCCAGAATTTGTGTAATCGACATTTATCCATCATTTGAAAAGGGCCTAAGAGCAGCTATGGATTTTATGAACAAGCACAACATTCAAATGAATAGTGCTGATGGCAAAAGAATTATTTTAAGTTTTTGTCTTAAAAATATTGAATCTGCTTATAAAACAACACAAAGTCCTTTTCCAAAAGTATTGTGTATGTCTAATAAAGCTATTACAAAAAAAATTAGCAGCTTTATAGATAGTTATTTTGACGGGATGATGAGTCAGCTTCCGATGCCGTATTGTGGTAAATTTGATTTAAACTCTCCGGATCTTGAAAGTGCTGCTGAAAACAGCCTCAAACATCAAAAACCTCAAAGGAAGTTTAACGACTTCGCTTTGAGGTTAAAGTTAAAGTCTGTTATTTAATACGGTTGTTTTTCTCCGTCTAGTACAACCTTAGATGCATCAATTAAAGAGCCATCTTCTTCTCCGAAACAATTACCATTATCTTTAATGTATAGCTTCATTTGAGGGATACGCATATCTGGTGGGCCTTCTAATCGAATGACTGCTGGACAATCTTCTCCAGGAAAAAACGCTTTTGTGTTTTTTTCGTAAGATTCTACTAAGGAGTCAAAAATATTGTCAATTTCTTCTCGAAAAGCTTCATTTGTTTCTCTTCCTTCTCTTGGAGTAATAGGAATTTCTTTACGAGCAGGAACATAAAAAATAAGATCGATGTGTTTTAAAGAAAGAGCAGCAATATCTTTACAAGTCATTACAAACTCTGGTGTAAATCCTTCAGTTCCTTTTGCGTAATGCCAAAGCGTATAAGCAATGTTATCTACTGGACATCTATCAAAAATAATATGCTTATCGTCAGACGTACTCGCTAGCTGAGCCTCATCAACTAAGGCATTAAGAATTGCTCTCTGAGACTCTTTGTCTCCTTGCATGTTAATATTAAGATTTTTTTCCTTAATAATATCTCTGTAGGTCTTTTCTGGCTTTTTGTACATTGGCCAATGTTTAATAAATTCTTCAATTAATGTAGACTTACCTACACAGTGAGCACCCATCAATGCGATTTTCATAAAGTTTATTTAAAGCTAATTGTTAAAAGATCAAACGTTCAATGCCATATTCCATGAAAGCATATGATAAATAAATAAATAAATGGATTATCATAAAATATACGCCACATTGATTAATAAGTGTTCTCAGCGATTGCACGTACAAGGATATACAGAAAAACACCATATTGTTCCTAAATGTTTAGGAGGAAGGGATGAAGCTAATAATATAGTTGTATTAACTGCAAAAGAACATTTTGTTGCTCATCATTTATTATGCAAAATGCACAACAGTTCAAAAATATGGTATGCATTCCAAATGATGAAAAGTATGAATAAAACCCAGTCAAGACATACTAGCAGCAGAACATACGCTAAATTAAGAGAAAAATTTGCTGACAACATTCGGTTAGATAGAAGCACCCGAACTTCAATGATATGGAAAAACAGAACTGTAGAAGATATTCAAAACATATCAAAAAAAATATAAAACATTAAATTGAACATGACGTCTGAACAAAAAGATATAATACGACAGAAAAGTGCTCGAACAAAGTCCGAAAAAAGCGAGGAACAGAAAAAAATTAGTGCAGAACGACGATCACGTGGTGCTAAGAGAGGTTGGATTGAAATGGACAGCAACAAAAAGTTAATAGTTGTTGAGCGCAGAAAGCAAAATTTGCTTCACAATAACGACAAAATTACAAACGAAGAACGAAAAGCAATACATAAAAGAAAAGGACCTAAAATATCTCAACGCTATCACAATCTAACGGACGAACAAAAAGAAAATCGCAGACATATTAATAGCAAATCACATGAAACCCGAAGGTATTTTACTCCGTATGGAACTTTTACTAATATTAATCCTGCCAGTAAAGCTTGTGGATGTTCTACGACTACTATATTTAATAGATGTGTAATATGTGTTGATATTCCTATAGAATCTAGAAAATATTGGCGGTTTGGATGGAAAGGAAAAACGTGGAGGGAATTGGGTTGGTATTCTGAACCTATCTAAGCAAGGCTTGATTCCAGATCAAAAGGTGTAACCTTGGGCTAAAATTGACATGCATTGCTTTTGCATACTCTACTACAGCTTGTGCTCTTTCAATGTGTTCTTCTCTTGAACCACAACAAGGCATAAACCAAATGCGTTGCAATGGTAC